GCAGATGAAGCAGTAGAAGCAGCAACAATCTGGCTACCATTCTCAAGTTCAATGTTTGTTTTGTTCCATGTAACTACACCTTGCTGAAGCCACTTTGGAAGATTTTCATATCCTCGCTGAACACGAGAAAGAATCTCACGAGCAGTGGAAAGTTTGTTAGCAAGAATAGCAATCGTATATGAATCATTAAAAATAGCGTGCCATAAAATTACAGCAGCCGATGTAGTAGTTTTACCAGCTTGTCTACAAGTTTTAATTACAGTGAATCGATTGTCAGCAATAGTTCTTGACATATCTTCTTGAAAAGGATACATCTCAAAATTAATAAGACCCTTATCAAGGCTGATAATCTTTGTATATGTTTTAATAAAATAATTAATGTCTTTAGAACATTTGATTACTTCTTCAATCTGCTCCTGTGTATATTCAATAGGAACATATGCTTTTTTGAGAAGAGGGTTATTTAAATAGAGGTCAGACATACTATTTTCAATTTTTCTATTGACATTATTAAAAAATACGTTATAATAGGACTTGTCCTTATGAATGATTATAACTTATTTGTTATCTTTAATTAGATTCATGAGGTCTGATGTTGATCCAACATACAATGCATTTGTAACATTCTGTGGTGCAGATGTATTATTATCTTCTTTGAGTTTCTTTACACTCTTTTGAAGCTCCAACAGATCCTTATTCGCATCCACAATTGTTTTCATCATAGTAGATAAAACTTCGTATGCTCTTGGTGATTCAGAAGTGGAAGCAATAGAAGCAAGGTCAGCGATTGATTGTTGTGCGCTATCAATAATCTCTTTAAGATTCTCTCTTGCATATTTGTAATCATCATCAATGTCATTATCTGTAGATGGCGTTTCATTCATTACAGTAACACGAGATTCTTCTATTGCCTCTGCCATTGGTTTGGTGTCAGTGGGCAAATCAAAGATTGCTTCCATATTCTTCTCAAGATTCGTCTTCATTTACCCTGTCCACGATACCTCTTAAAAGATGCTCTCTTGCGTTTATTCTTTGGGCGAGATTGTGGGCTGTTGCCAATACTTGTTCTGTGTTTTTGAACAACTTTAAATTCAACTTTTGATACCATTTTTGCCATTATGAATTCTCTATATTAAATGTGTCAGTGTTAATATCAGTTGTGAATCCATAATCGGAGTTAGCACTAATAGCACTTGTCTCAACTGATAGCGAAGCGTTTGCAGATGGTGACGTAAGAGGTGCGCCATTTGCAAACTGTGATGGAGTTACTGTAAGTCTTTCAATTTGTGCTGAATCAGCAGGAACATCCCCAAAGAAGTTTGTAACAGACCTTTTGATAACACCTTGATTTGCAACTGGACCGTATATGTATGCTTTCATACTAAAGGTAAGACTATATATCAAAGCACGGCGAGTGTCAAAGTCGCCTTCATATGTATCTTCAATTGAAATATCTTGAAGAACAACAGGTGTATCAACAACAACATTCATCTCTGGAATCAAACGAATATTTGTTGTAAACTCTGGGCGAAAGTATGGAAGTATCTGTTCAAGTATCTGTGCACCGTCATCAGCATTCGATACAAAGATTGATAATAAAATATTAATATCATATGGTACAGGCACATACTGTGTTTTTAAACGGTCATTATCATCAGACTTGAGAGTGACATTTTTAATAGTGGATGATAGTTTCCTTGTCGGAGCATATGTCATACCTGTGATTTCGAAACCCATACGAGGTAATGTAATCGCTACCGCCTGTTCAAAGTTTGGATCTTGACGGAGACGGACCAAAAATTTTTCTTTAGGACCATATGCTAATGGAACTGCGATAGACTGAACTCTTTCGCCAGCAGTGTTCAATCTCGCAATAACAATATCATTAAAAAGATTGCCAAAACTGATTATATACTTCCGTATTGTACCGTGATAATATTGTTGAAACATTAATATCGGTCCACTTCACCAAAAGGATTTTTTTCGCTAAAGTCAATTACAGAACTTGGACTAAAGATTGGATCGTTGCTTTGGAAATAAGAGTTGTTTGCAGTCGGTTGATTGTCTTCAATCCTATATTCTTGCATGATAGAACCACCATCTTCATTCAATAGTTTTTCATCATCTTCAAGCAACATCTCATATGCGAGTATGTCCGTAGTATAGTTATCTTCAATACTATCTATATCAGATATACCAGTGTCAATTTGCTCACTACTATATTCGAATAACTCACAACGAATATCATATGTCTGAAGTCGACCAGTCTGATAGAATACTTGCTCGTGCTCAACAAACTTTATTTCAAAAAGTTTTTTTACAAGAGGAAAATAAATCAAGTCGCCTTCTGTTGGTCGATTTGTAGTGATAGAATATCCCTCTAACCCACCTTCTTCAAGTTGAATAGAATCACCAGCATATGCAGTTGAAAGATATTGACGAGAAGGAGCATTTGTATCTGCATCTTCTGTAAGAATATTGTATCCAACTTCAGTAGTAAGTTTTTCCGATTTTGCTTGGTCGAATCTTTTACGAGCCACTGTCAATGTAATCTGGTCACGTATTTCAAGATTGAACTTCGATAAGAAATCGCCTTCGCCTTCAAACCCTTCAACATTCTTAATGTACATCTCAAGGTCAACAGCATCATCAAATTTACGAAGCGTATCTTCACCAAACAATGGATCTTCACGCACGAATACGCTCGGAATATACTTGACATTATATCCGTAAATCTTGAGGCATTCGATTGTCAAATCTTCAACGAGGTCTTGTTCACGACCATAATTGAAGTTATTGAAGTATTGGTTTAACATAATTTTTAACCTGTCATGTCATTGACGGGCAGACTGTAACTCACTATCATTTCTTCTTCGAGTTTTTGAATCTCTGCTTCAGCATCGTCATAAATCTTTGCACCATTGAACGTCAAACCACCAGGGAGTTGTACACCTTCAAATTTAGTAAGATTGCTTCCCCATTGACGTTTAATCAATGCAGTTGCATATCGTGAAAGCCAACGGTCTCCCCACACATCACCATATGTATCTGGATCTGTGATCTGATATGCATCAACAATTACATATTCTCCAGTAAGAATATCATCTGTCCAATCCATATCAATGTGAAGTTTGTTGACGTGGCGATTATAACGAATAGGTTTGAGACCAACAAAGATTTCTTCAAGCATACGTATGTGTGTCATTGCCATTGTATATGGAACATACGAACTTGCAGAAATATCAAAGAGGTCGTTCAAGTGAATCTGATAGCGAATGCTGAACAGATTAGAAGATTGTAACGCTTGACCGATTGGTAAGATATTATTGATTCCTATGATCGACTCTGGAATCGTGATGTAGCCATTGGCTTTATCAGTAGCAGTTACAATATGTTTATGCAAAATACGTTCAGTCCCATCAAAGTGGTAATCCTGATAGTATTTCAATGCTTCGTCTATACGGTCGTCAACCTGTTCATCGTCCACGTTAATGTCGATGACGGGATAACCAAGCCGACGAAGGCAGTAATCTTTAAATGTTTGTCGTGAGTTTGGAACAGCCATAGAAAAACTCCAGTCATTTATATCTATTTATAAACAACTGGAGTTATCTACTGGGGAGCAGGGGTATTATTATGAGAAGTAAGGTAGTTTATATGTACTTCCACCGAGATTAAATGTAAGGAAACCTGCTGGATTCACAAGTGCTTCGTCATTCAATGCAACATCATCTTGAGTTGTTGTAATTGAACTTGCACCAACTGTAACTGCAACGTTAGCAGAAGTCAGTTTGGACGCAATACTATTTGTAACAGTTGTGCTGAAGTTTGCATCATCACCAAGAGCAGCAGCCAACTCATTTAGTGTATCTAAAGTAGTTGGAGCAGAGTCGGCAAGATCAGCAATTGATGTATCAACATATAACTTCGTAGCAGCATCAGCGTTAGCAGATGGTGTACCAAGTTCAGTAATTTTATTACTGTTCATGTCAAGGTCATCACCGAACTCAATCTTAGTACCAGCACTATCAGTGATGCGCTTACCACTGAGAAGTTGAACTGTACCCTTGAGTTCAATATTACCTGAAGATGTGGTAAGAGCAATATCACCACTTTCTGTAGCAGTCAAGTTAACACCAGCAACTGATTGAACAGTTGTTTCACCACTACCTAATGTTTTAATTGTAAGAGACTGGTCAGAATCAGCAGTGAATGTGATTGTACCAGAATCGTCTTCAAGAACTTTTTGCCCGTTGACATATAATGACCCAGGACCAACATATACATCTTTCCATGCGAGAGATGGAGTACCAAGACTATATGTATCATCAGCAGCAGGAATAATATTCTGTGCTTCAACAGTTGTTGTGAATGTATTAGAAGAACCACTTGCTAAAGTGGAAACTTCTGATTCGAGGTTTGCAATTTTGACGAAACCAACGTTAATGCTGTTGCGTCTTGTTGCAAATGTATCGCTTGATACTAAGTTAGCAATTTGTGTCATTTATAAGACCCCTATGCTAATGTGTCTGGAATAGTTGGCCAGTCATTGAGAGTTGCTGTTACTGCGGCATCCATTTTAGCTGTGTATTTAACACCGTCAACTAAGTCAGTTTCTAGAACTTCAACATCATCAGCATCAAGATAGATCAAAACGCCGTCAGCGTTTGTTGATTGAGTTGCTGGAATATCTGTATGAAGAGCAATGAATGCATCCATATCAGCAGCAGCATCAATTGCTGTTTCCATTGTACCAGAAGCGGTACGAACAGCAGCACGATAAGTTGCAACATCAGTAGGAATTGCAGCACCACCTTCAGCAGCACGAATTGCGTACCAATCTGATGGTGAAAGAAGTGAAGCAGCAGTTTCTTTTACTTGAGATTTTTTCTGTGACTTGAGACCAAGAGTAGTAACAACTTCACCATCTTCGTCTAAGTAATCTTCCATCTTAGGTGTATATTCAACATCTTCAACTAAGTCTGTTTGAAGAACTTCAACATCATCAGCATCAAGATAGATCAAAACGCCGTCAGCGTTTGTTGACTGAATTTGTTGATTTGAATCTTCAAGTGCTTTTTCAACATGTGTATATGTCTTTGTGACTGTACCAGCAGCATCGTCAACAACAACTGAAGAACCACCTTGATTATAGAAACGACTATCAACAGATGCACCTTCTTCACTATATGAATAGATACCGATTGCTTGAAGTTCAGCAGCAGACCAGCGTGTAAAAATACTACGTGGATGCTGAATGCCACCGATTGTAATTGCTTTTGGACGTGTGTAAACTGCGGTCACACTTCCTGATTCTACTAATGCCCACATTTTTTAATGTCTCCTAATTTTGGGTTATTCATTATATAGTGTTTCAATAATTATCTTGCTCTTCCTTGAGTATAACCGTCATCGCCTTGGAATGGGTTTTCTGCAAACGCTGCGAAGACGTAGGTGCCACCGCTGGCGTTTCTGGCAGCACCTGTATTTCTCATTTTAAAGCCGTTAGATAATAATTCATCTTGAGCAAGTGATACTTCGGCGCCGGAGGTGTCCGCATAAAGAACATTGTTATTTGGGTTATACCCCAATCTTTCTTTATCATAGATATGCCAACTGCCTGTACTGTCGAACCTTTTTATCATCAAAAATGCTGGTCTAAATCCACAATACACAAACGGGCCATCAGTCGAGCCATTGCCCGTATAGCTGCCGAACTTTGAGAAGCCTTCGACTTCTGCCCAACAGTAGGCGACGTAATCCTTATTTGCAGTATGCAAAGCACCGAGAGTATTAAAATGACTTGCACTTGCTGGAGGATCACCCACAATCACTCCATTATTAGTTTGAGCGGCGGTTGAGTTTAATTTTAAGTTATTGTTAGCTGCTAAATCCTTATGCCAAACATACCAATCAGTAGCATCTGTTCGATTTTTCCAAATCATCATACCCGGAACAGCACCAAGACTATGACCAACAGTTTCTACAGTAGATGGAGAAGCTGGAGCCGTGTACGTAACGATACTAAACCCACTTGTTGTATTGACACTTACTTGACTGGTAATTGAAAATGTACTATTGGTAACAGCAGTGCCACCAGCTTTCCAGCACCATGCGACGTGACCTTCGCCACTTGTGTTAATTGGTCCACCACTACCTACTGTAAACCCGTCGCTATCAAAACTATCTAAACCAGCGGTAGCTTCGGCATTTGTATTGTCAGATGACAATCGTTCCGTTGCCCCTGCAATGACGTTAACAAGAATGTGACTTGAGGTGCTATCTCTTTTCTTAATCCACACAAAATCAGGTTGAAAACCTACCCCTGTAATAGACTTCGATGTTCCATTACCAGTATAAATCACCGTATTGAAATAATCTGAACCATCAGCAATCGTTGGCGCTGCAAAGTCAGCAGTTGACCATCCAGAAAAGCCTGTCGGCGGAGTTTCATTAAAAGCGACCTGACCAAAGTTGACCGTTCCAACGACACTTAAACGAAGGCGAATAAAAACAACCAGACCAGAAGCTAGTTCGGTTGCACCAATCGTTGCAAGCTCACCCGTACCCGCAGCAGGATCGCCGCTGTTGGCCCAACCATTATTAGAGTTACCAGACCATACTTTACCAGTGTCTAAATCAATCGCCCATTTTTCATAAGCAGCAGCATCAGGACCAAAACCAGAGTATGAGGTAGACGAAGTTTCATCAAAGAAATTGTCACCGTTCCAAAGCCACTTATCAGCATCAGCGGTATCAATACCGTTTACTGCGCCCTTCCAATCATTAGCGGTCCAGATTGGGGTTGTGGTAATCCCCATTGAAGGGTCGCCAGATACGCTTGACCAATAACATTCAAAATAAATCTTGCCGGTTGTCGGTAATGACATAGTGCAGAATGCGTTTTTAACGTCAGAACCCGTTTGCGTGACTGTCCTATTGCCATTTGAAAACGTGAATGTCCCGGATGTTGATTTATCATTTGGATTTAGGGTAGGTCGATTACCAAACCCATCATCCGCACTATCAGTCGGCGTGTCGCTGAGTTGGTCGTCTGCGGTGAAGTTGTTGGTAACGTAACTGTTGTCATTTGTTTTGCTGATCGTAATGCCGAGTAGCGTAACGTCTGAAGTGGCACCAGAGAATGTAACAGTTTGCGTTGTTCCATTGGTAGCAGATGTATTTGTGTACTGAGCCGCAGTATAAAGACCAGCAGTATCAAAATTTCCGCTATCATACTTTTCTGTTGCTGGCGACCAACTTGCAGAAATGTTCGACCCAGCATCATAACTAGACAAAAGAGTTACTGAATTTTCGCTACCGGCGAATGTTGTAGATATCGCAGAACCAGAAACGGTATTATCGCCGTTACTATAAATTACGCTATGGGAGCCTGTTACAGACCAAACACCAATCGCTGCGTTGTGCATGCTAGAATTGAAAGTAACAACGATATCTCCAGTTGAACCTGTTGGTACTGCGGCATACCAAAATTCGTGAGCGTTTAAGTTAACAGATTGCTGACGCACAACAAAAGATGCTGAAACACCATTAATCGTCATTGTGGATACAGTACGAGAACCAGCAGTAGCCCTTGCACCTTCAACAGCCACATAAATATAACGATCTGCGTCGGCTGTCCCTAAGTCAGCAGATGAAAATGTATAGGTCGTTGCATTGCTGTCGTCCGTGTATCCTGCTTCGAAAACAATGGTCGGTTGAGCGTTAGAGTTATTCTTTACATCAACCCCAAACGCTGCCGTATCCGCAAAATCCAATGCAAAGCCGTTGGTGCCAAAGCCTGTTCCTGTATCGTTTTGACCAAACATATTCCATTCGATCACGCTATCCAGCGTTCCACCGTTGTTGCTACTAATATTCATGCGGTAGTAAGTGTACGCTGTGTCGTTATCAGAGCAGTCAAACCAACGAACCTCTTGATCTGACCAACCGCTTTCCCCAGAAACAGTGTCAATTGTTACTTCTTCACCGCTAAAGGCTCCAGTATTCGATCCTACAATTGTCCACGAGTTAGGCGCACGGTTCGCAAGTGACCAAGCAGCCACATGGCCGACAACGTAATATGCTTTAATTGTTTGGGCTGTGTCGTACTGAAATTGTAGCCATTGACTTCCAGCAGACGACGATTGCCAACCAACGTTGGTCCCGCCAGATGTAACCTCATTAAATGCGTGCTCTGCGGCAGAACTTGCGTTTGCTTCTGAACTTGCAGAGGCCGTACCTGTCGAAGGCTTAGATGCATGATCATCTATAGAAAGATTTTCCGTCCAAGAAACCGTTGCCGTGCCAGCAAACTCAATAGGATTCCAATACCCGTCGTCGTCTTCTTCACCAAAGCTGGTAGGATCAAGTGCAGCGCCGTCAACGAGAATTGGGAGAGCCATGTGACCGTCCCATTCTTGTGTGCTAAAAGTACGGCCAATGTAGTGAATAGCTGTCGAATTAATATCAACATCAAAATTTTGGGCAGGGTAATCTGTGGTGGCATAAGATTGTTCTATGCCGTTGATGTATATCTTCACCCTATCGGCGGCTGTTGCTTGTGTTGTGTCTACGGCGACAACCAAATGATACCAAGCGGAAGGGTCACGGTATAACCCGTTAGTTGCGACTTGGTATGTGACAACCCCTGCATCTAGATGTCTAAAATTGATGCTACCCGTGTTTTGAAACTGTATCCGTGTGCAGTTATTCAGATCAACACCTCCAAAAAACAAATTGGCAGTCGATCCATCAACTACGTGCTTAAACCAAACCGAATACGTCCAAGTTTTACGGTTGCCAGCCGTCCCCGGTGTGCGGTTCAGATACGTTGTCGAGCCGTCGAATAGCAGGGACTGTTCAATTAAATAATCTCCACCACGAGTTTTGCGGATTGTCGGTGTATATAAGTTACCTGGAACGCTCATTCATTTTTCTCCGTAACACTCGAAAGTGAATTATGATAAGTTTTGGATTACATCAACTACAATATTGTTAGCAGATGAAACATAATAAGATAGAACGTCGGTTCCACTCGCAGTAATTGTTGGAGGAGTGCCAGCAGCAAAGTCAAAGTCACTACCAAACGATACTGTGTAAGAACCACCGTTAACGATTTCCATTGCACCAGACTGACCAGCAACTTGGTTTGTTGGGTTATTAAGTGTAATGTTACCAGCAAGAGTCATCTTGAAATGGTTAGATGAAGAGAAGTCTTGACGGAATGCTGTATTTGCAATCAACGAACCATGGTCAGTAACAGCACCACGTTGAGCAACACTAAACGTTTGAACAACGTCAGTCTTAGCAGTATCTGCATCAGCATCTTGTTTACCAGAAATAGCACTGTTGGTGTTAGCAAGAGCAGCAGTTGCTTGAATTGCAGCAGTTGTTGTAGCAGTCTCTACTGTGCCAATACGAGAGTTTGTATTTGCAAGAGCAGCTTTTGCTTGAACATCAGCAGTTGTGTAGGATGAAGAATCTAGCTTTGTGCCAATAAAAGTATTGGTGTTAGCAAGAAAGTCAACATCAGCAGCACTAATTGAAGCAGCAGGAACGGTTACTGTGCTTGTAGCAACCAGTGTCGCACCAGTTACTGTATTTGCACTGACTGTGTTTGCAGTTGGATTGATCTCAAAAAGATTCGTGAAACCTTGGTTTGAACGAATTCTCCATGTATCAAACGTATCTGTAAGAGCAACGTTAGCTACTTGACCCATGTTTTATCTCCTGTTGATAAGAGAAGACCGTTTGACACGAATCTCTCATTGAATGTTTTTAACTACATTTATTTATAATTTTTGTACGTTAGCATTTGAAGAAATAACATGATTTAAAATTTCTTTAAGCTCTTTTAAATCTTGCTTGATATCATTGATATCGTTCAGAATTTCATGTTGTTTGCTTTTCTTTGCCTTATATGCGTACAATGCTCTATTGTCCACTGAAAGAACAGCACCATTGTTTTCATCTTTTTGAAAACCGTCTACATTTTCAATGGGTTGAAGTTTCATTTATTTATACCTTAAATTTGAAGAGCAATTGCACGGAAATCTTTCAACCTTGGCACCCGTGAAGGTGTTGAAGAAAGAAGAACGACCTTAATCTTAAAGTGTTTAAATCCTGTATATGTTACACCATTATCTGTATACTGAACTTCACCAGAAGCACCTGTAAGATAAGATGTTGGAATACTATATTCATATTCATTGAAGTCTTGAGTATTTTCAGAATCTGACACAACAGTGGCTGATGTGACCTGAGTCATATCAATCCATGTCTTGTCTTCCATTGTTTCACCATCTTCACCATTCAATAGTTTGACATAAACTTTAACGGTTGCTGTTGATGGCTTATATGCTCCAACGAATACCTTGAGGTCTTCAGCGTCTTGACCATCTGCAAGTGTTACTGTTCTTTGTACATAACGAGCAATCGCATTACCGTTGCCAGTTGAATCTTCGTTTGTAGAGTCGTTGTTAATTAAGTTTTCTACTGTGAATAACGCTGAACGGTCATTATCAATTGCAGGTGAATGGCGAACATTGGCACCATTGGTAAGAGTAAACTTAATCTCAGCAGATTTTGCACTTGATAGATTTGCAATTTCGTTTGAACGACTTAGAATATATCTACGCCCATCATATGTTGTATCATCATTGATATCAACATTTCGGAATGATGAATCAAGAGCACTTGATGTAATAGCAAGTTTTGCAGTAGCAGATGTTGTTGTATCTTGAAGATCAAGTTTACTTACGAATGTTCTAAATGTATCAATAGATAAGTTATCAATCGTGCTAATACGAGCATCAAGACCACTTACTTGCCCACGAATATATGTGTTTGCAGTAAACGAACCGCTTGGCTGTGATAGATGAACAACTGTGTTTGATTGTGTTGTAGCATCAAAGAAGTATACTTTACCAGTTGGTGTTGCTTGACTGCTTACTGTTGCAGTATTTGAACCAGCAATACCTGCTTTGTAGAGAGTAACTGTTTCAGTATCTGTAAACTTCGTACCAGTTGTAACTTCTTTTACACGAATATTTGTTCCAGAAACATTTGTCACTGTACCGTTAGCAGAAGAGGTTGAACCAACAAGAGTATCACCAATTGCGATACCGCCTGGTGCAGCCGAAAGTGTGAGTGTTGTTTCACCATGTACTTCTTCATCAACACGATTAAAGATTGTTGCGGTATCAACAGTATCAATTGTAAGATATTCTTTATCAATATTTTTAAAGACCGCAGTACCAGTTTGATTGGTACTAAAGTTAGCAAAGTACATGTTAAACTTGAGGTCTTCGTCTTGTAAAGGAGTCCAGTTCTTGTCGTTTGCAGAAGAAAAGAGTGTGCCCATTACTGGTTGTTTTGATACACGATTACCAGAAAGTAAATCTGTTCTTCCAAGGCGAGAAGTCCATACTGTATAGTTTGGATTGTTATCTACTGGTTTTACAATAATAGCATAATCAATTGAGTTGAGTAGATACACTGGAGTTTCAAAGATTACTGGAGTAGGCGCAGAACCATTTGAACTTACGTTAACATCAGCAGAAGGTACGATTACACGACCAAATGGGACAACTCTATTTGTAATGAATGAAGTAGAAGGATCACATTCACGAATTTCAATCGCAACACCTTTTACTGGGTCTTTACTCTGGAAATACATGTCAATCTTAGATAAGAACATTCCAGGTGAAGCATCACCAGCAGAACCGCGACCATCATTTACACTGAATGTTTGGGCAAGTGGATCGCCTCCGGGGCCGCCGTCGTTGGGTGTTAAATCGGTCTCGCCATCGCTACGCATGCGATTTGGTCGTCGAATTGTTTGGACACTTGTTCTTGATTCGTTAACCGTTCTTGTGAGTGTTTCAATTTCACGAGTTGCAACAATCGTACCTTGCTGTACAACACTTAGTCCACCAGCACTATATGTGGCATCAGCAAATGTAGCGACTGCTCCAAAACCAGTACTGTTTGTTGGGCTATCAGTTAAGATAAACTTGAGAGATCCAACTGGAAACTTGAGAGCGTCTTCATTTGGAATTCTAAACAATCCACGAATAATACCCGTAGCATCAGTGATTAATGCGCTGCCCTCCGAAGCAGTGTTGGCAAACGATGTATTTGCTGGAGAACAGAAAGCATTTACATCTGACCCATCAAAGAATGCATAAACACGAGTACTTGGCTTCATACCTTCGGCTGTAAATTGTACAACACGAGAGCGCATGAATGGAATAATGTTTACGTCTTTGAGTGAATCGCCCAAATCAGTCTCAATTACACCACCAGTATTAACAATTAATTGTTGACCTGTGCGACTTTCATTTGTAATAATTTGATTGCCACGTCGAGTAGAACCACCACCCCAACTTCCCCACTGAATGCCAGTAAAGTTAGCAACTTCAGCGAGTGCTTCGGCAATACCACCAAAATCAATTGTGACAGTTGGTACTGTTGTTACATCTTGCCAGTAATCAGTGTCTGGTGTAAGTGTAATTCTACCGTGATGGGTATAAAAAGCGCCAGCAGCATTTCTTGTATCTGTTGCAAATGGATTGCTGATTGTTTCATCATGCGTCCAAGGAAGCATAATTAACTTACCAGCATTTGGCGCTGTTACAGAAGCAATAGTTGATGATGTTGTTGAAGTACCACCAACCGCTGAAGCACCAACACTAAATGTACCAGATATATTTGAAAGATAAAGTTTTGTTCCAACTTGATAATCAAGCGTACCAGTAGCAGAACCAGCAGTAATTACTTCGCCGTTTGAATATGTTCCAGTTCCAACAACTAACGTGATGTCTTTTGATGTTGCGGTTGTGTTTGTTGAGTTGGCAGATTTAAATTCAGCCTGAACATCATCAACTTTAAATGATGGGCGAACTTCTTTGTTAGCTTTATCAATAGCAACTGCATATCCTGGGTCATAGATATCGGATGACGTGAAATCAACAAACTCATCAACAATAATACCGTTTTTAAATCTATCTACACCAGTTGAATCAGCAAGGAATAATGCTTTTGTGTCTGTTTCAAGTAATGAAAGTGATGTGTAGTACTCAAGATTATCAATACGTGATTCAAGACCTTGAATATCTTTCATTGTGAAGCGACGAATACGAACAGGATCAAGTTTAATTGCAAGGTCAGCACGACCACCTGGAGCAGTTGCAGTACTAATACGCTTTGCATTATCTTGTGGAAGAGATGGATAAGGTTTTACATTTACAATAGCAATCGTCATACCATCAGATGGTGCAGGTGGTGTTTTTGGATCAAGACTTGGAACGCCTTTGATTGATCTTAAAGCATTAGATGAAGTAATAACAATTCTATCTTTGCGTGGGAGATAATAATCAAAGTCTGTAATGAAGTCTTCATTAGGAGCCATAAATCGTAGACCACCACTTGGCTCAACAATCGATGTTGAAACTGCTGGGTTACGAGAGATGTTTGTAAGAGTTGTTACATTGTTTGCAGTGTCAGCGATACGTGGACGAATATCAATATGATTGCGTAAATCGTACCGAGTGCCAGTTGTTGGTGATGTATAAACAGGAATTTCACCAGTAGTAATCGCAGTTGTATTTGCGCTATTTGTATCATCGATTGGATACGAATCAACTGAGAAGTAACCAACGCCCTGTGAAGTATCATGAGTAAAGTAATCAAACTTAACAAGATAGACATCGCCATTTGCTGGTGTATGTGAAGCACCATTCTTTAACTTGAGTTTAGCATGGTCATAGAAGTTATCACGCATACCTGTGTCAAGCGAGAAACTACTTGTAACATCAGTACCTTCAGATGTCGTTGTAAAGAAAGTATTGCCAGTCTTTACACGAACTTCACGAAGAGCAAATCCATCAGAAGCACCAAGATTCCATGGTCCAGCAGTTGTACCAGAATCCGAAACATTAATTTCTACATAACGACTTTCTTGAATATTCTTCGCTTTCTCTTGACCATTTACTTTCTTGAGTTCGCAAATAACAGAAGCAGCAACAGTAGAGTTTAATGTCTCTTCAATATCAATCGTTGCACTTGTAGTGGAGTTGATTGTAACTGTACGAGCAGCAGCATCACCACCAACACCATTAAGACTAATAACTTGACCATCTTTAAACTGTTTGAAGAGTGTGGCACTTGAGATAGCAGCACCTTCGCCATTACCGTGAACACTTACTTGTGTTGCGCTATCAACAGATGAAACGACATATGTGTTTGCTTCGCCTTGAAGTTTAAGAATATCGCCAACATTATACTTAGAAGTGGCAGATGTAAGACCCGTGATAGTGTTTGCACCTGCACCACGAGCGGCAGTTGTTTCAAGAGCAGATGCGGTATTTGCAGCAGCATTAAGAACAACATAGAAGTTTTCACGTTCTTGTGTGTCATTTAATGCACCAGTGGAGAATGGAAACTGTTCTGTCGCATCACCAGTTGCAATTGTTACTGTACCATCAGCCGCAATAGTGACTGGGAATTCTTTAAGAAAACGGAATTCGTTATCAATTTGATCGGATGTATCACGAAGCGTTTTGATATTCTCAGCAGGAATATTAAACAATGCACGATTGAAACTTGTTTCTGAAATTGTTGCACTGTTAGCAGTCAATACTGTATCAGCAATACCATCTGTTGTACCATCATTATGATAGATTGACCGAACATAACTGAAACTGTTTGCAGTCATATTGATATCATAGAGATATAACTTTAATTGACCAGAAGCAGCACCCTTTGAACCTGAGTTATATTCAACAGCACGAACACGAGCTTCACCAATCTTTGTACCAATAGCACTTGGAACAACAGTAGTGAATGAGTTATTTGAAATAGCATTTACAGCAGTATTGTAAAGTTCAACACGGTCATGACCATTAACGTCCCATGTACCAACTACTTCATTGACTGTTGTGTAGTTGCCATAGTTAGCAGGTATAGAAATATTTTCTACTGAGTTAACGTCTGTTGCTTTGTCGATTGTAACATGACTAGTTGTAAGAACTTCGTTCTCAAATCCTTTAACATATGCTTTACCTGGAGCAATATCAACAACAAGTTTATTAACATCACCACCGTTACCTGAAGTATAAACACCACCATTGTTTGCAGAGTTGAGATGTTCACGAAGGCGAGATGTGAGACCATTTACGATATAGTTGCCAGATTCATCATATGTGCGACGAGCAATGTATTCGTTAATAACTGAATAAAGAGGCTTATCTGCTTTGAATTCAATAAGACCATTGCGAATACGAGCACGTTCTACAAATGCTGTATCATTTTCATCTGTAAGCGATTTTGTTGTAAGAACAGCTTCAAGTTTAAGACGGTCAGCGCCTGGAGCAGCATAGTTATATGAACCTTGTGCTGGATCAAGTAGTGTTGTATCTGAAGCAGATGTTACAATCGTTTCGTTGATTTGGTAACCAACTTTAATATTTGTATTTGAACTATAACGACCGACAATTGTATTTGCTGCTGATACATTAATGAAATGATCTTTGGCATATATGATACCATCACCAAACGAAATACGAGATGCAGAACCTAAAACATTTGTTGATTGAACACCTTCAGTAATAACGTTTGCTGATAATGCAGTATTAGATGTAAGAACTTCACCACTCAAAAAGGCAGCAGCAGTTCCTGTAGAACCAGCGCCAGTATAACGAATGTAAAGAGTTTTTGTATTTGGTGTTTGTGCTTCTGTGCCAGTTGCAGAGTCAATAACATATGCAGTAACACCAGATGTGCCGCCAGTAATTGTTGAACCAACAAATGCAGCCGCATTTACAGTTGTTGCATTTTGATCAGCATCACGAATCTTAACATATTTAATATTACGGTCGTAGTTCATTTCTAAACCACGAACAGTACTTCCCTCTACGAAGACATGCTCACCAAAACGGTCAATTTGATTTTGGAGAATGGTCTGCATTTGAGTAAGTTCACGAGCTTGAACAGCAAGACCTGGACGATATAAAACACGATGAAAGTTTTTACTCTCGTCGAAATCGTCATAGTATGGACTGACATTGAAATCAGTTGTCAATGAATTCGTATTAGCAGTTGCCATTCAACTTATTCCTTAGAATTTAACGATGAGTTTTACATCTTCAATTTGGTCTGATGCACGAGAGATAGGACCACGGTTCTCTGTATATAGTACATCACCCGTATATGGTTTCAGACTACCAAGAGCAGCACTGCTAACCGTAGCAGTTACACTCGATGTACCGCCTGTGATTGTTTCTGAAGCAGAGAATGTTCCATCTGTATCAATTACTCGAACAACACCAGCAGTGTTTGATGCATTTGTATTTGCAAAACTGACAAGTTTACCAGTTGCACCAGAAGTACCACCAGTAATCGTTTCGTCAAGAGTATAAGCACCTGAACTTGTTACGCTTGAAACAGTGATTTGAGTTGTTTGGTCAAATGATGTGCCAGTTGCAATTGAACCATTAGCAAGAAGTGGGTCACGAATAAGACCAATCGTGCGGAAATCGTTTGTTGTCATAAACGTACCGGATTCATCACCATCAAGTTGAACATTGACAATGACATTATGACCAGCAAGTTCTTGAACTGGATCAGAACCATGACCTCCTGGAGGTGCAACATATGCAGTTGCAGTAGCACCAGAGCCATGAGAAGTGTTTGCAGTAATTGCAACCGTTGCTTCTGAATAACCAGCACCAACTGAAACCATATTGATATAGTTGACTGTGTTACCGTTTGCACCACCCGAAACAACGTTTGCATATGCAGTAGCACCAGTACCATCACCAGTAATCGTGACAGTAGGACCAACTGAATATGTTGAAGAAGTATTTGGAGTAATTGAAAGAGCACTACCAAGCGTAAGTACTTTTGTGCTACCAACATAGTTAGTGATATTACTAACTTGACCAGAACCAAGACCAGAAGCAATATACAAAGATGAACCTGTGTAGATATCATCAGTACCAGAAGCACCAGCGTCAAGTGTCATTGTTGTACTGTTTGCAACAGCAGCAAGAGTGCCTGTGTTTGTGAGATAATTATCACCAACAGCATTTACATCAATGATATTAATTGCGCCGTTAGCAGCAGCCGCTTGAACGTCCCATTGACCTGAACCATCATCAGCAGTAAGTGTTTTAACTGGTTGCCAGTTTGTCGATAAGAACTTCAATGCGTTTGCAGCATCAACAGTGTACATATACTTCCAATGATAACCATCAGCAGTAACGAGAGTTGATGTAGAAGTGCCAGTTGGCTCTACTGTTGAAGTTCCACCTTTGTTATTAAAAAGACATTTGTATACGTTATAAGAACTACTGATTACATAAAGACCATTTGCGCTTGCTGGTGTGTCATGTAATGTAGCTGAAGTATTATCGTATTCACGATAGATTTTACCTGAAGTCCAATCATAACGAGGAACAGCAAACGTTACATCAGATGTTTGCACTTTTTTAGCTGCAAGCATTTTCTTCCAACTGTTATAGTCAATCTCTTGAACGGAATCAGATGGAGTTGGTGGATCATTATCATCATCCCAAGCGGATACTCTTGCGATATAAAGATACATGTTCGTAGCAGCAGATTCACCAAACGCTTCTTGAAACTGTTCTGCATTATGAATTCGGAAATTACGTGTTACAATGCCTGGCATTTTTTCTCAATCCTTATGACTGAATAATTTATTTTATTTATTTATAATCTTAAACTGGGGTTCCAATGTAAAAAGAACCATTTGATAGAGTATTTCCAGAGTATGGAATCGTAATAGATACAGCAGTATTTGAGAATGTACCCCCTGTATAATACAATCCATTCGCAGTAGAACCATAATTATCTATAATTCTAATAACAGTGTTACTATCAGGTATTTCAACTTGGAATACTGTATTATTACCAATAATCAGTTGAGGTGTTCCAATAACGGATACCGCTACATTAGCATAAGTTAGAATTGCTTCTGATGCATATGTGTTGATTGTTGGGTCATTGTATATAAACAGATCACCTGTACCTGGAGAGAATGTAAATACATTTGTTTCAATGTCACCAAGTGTAGGTTCAACAAGTGATAGACGTTCAATTGTTGGTGTTGTATTTGCTGCGGTATCAATATATGAATCCACAGAATCTGACACTGCTGTTGGAATATCAATTTCAATTTCAGAAATAACTTTAAGTGTTCTTGTATCATCTGTATCAATTGTTACAACAGGAGGTTCAACATCAGAGAATAATCTGATACGACCAAACATCTTTGTACCAGCAGGATGAACAATTTCGTTGACAAGTTTACGATATGTGTTAGTGAACTGGTCTGAACGAATTTCATATGAATATTCTTGATAGTAGAAGTTATCTTGTAATCTATTGTTCCAACTCAACCAACCTTTAGTGTCAGTATATTTTCCTGGATAATTGATAACACCAGAAGTTACAGGATTCCCTTTAGCGTCTTGTGTACCAGAGCGTGTTGAATTAGCAACGGTAACTTCATCAAACTTACTGTAGTTTGTACCAAAAGTAGACACATTAACTGATGTGATTGCGCCTGGAGCATGGTCAGCACTAATTCTTGCATTGGCACCTTTAATACCACCACTTCCATCTGGGATGTTAGCATTGAGGATATTTTGTTGAATTACAGATGCTGTTGGTAATGTTGCATAGCCATAACCATAGTTAGTAGTTGTAATCGAACTAATCGTTCCCACAGTATTATTAGCAAAAGATAATACAGATGATAAAACAGAAGATGAGTTTGCACTTGCAAGATTTGCGGATACCGAAGAAGTATTTGCACCAGCAGAAACAAACGTTGGTCCTGTATTTAAAACAACATTTTGAAATGGCTCGATTGTATCTGTGTTTAATGCAATAACTTCTGTATTTGAAATTCCTGTAATAGCAAACGATGTTCCAAAACCACCATTGTCAGTAATTGTAATCGTTGCGTTGGCTGTATATCCAGAACCACCATCATCAAGCGACCATTGAACAGAACTTGTATCGTTTGTTGCTGTTACACCACCAATTGCACCAGTACCAGATGCACTTGTTAAGGTAACGATATCATCTTTCTGGTGAAACGCACCACCCTGTGTAATTTGAATCGATTGTAGTGGACCAGCACCAGCAAAGATAGTAGCGTAGACATCGTTGTTGCTTACAAGAGCAACTCTTTCGTTATCTTGGAATGTACCTACAATGTCAAGAAGATAGAGTTCATCAACAATAGCACCGCCAGAAATACCACCGACAATTCTATCTACCTTTGCAGTAGCACCAGATGTTAGTCCAGTAATATTTTCATTTGCAAACTGTGTAACTAATCCAACTCTCGGTACACCAAGGCGAATTGTATTTTCTTTAACCCAACGACCATCTGAAGCACGAAGAATATCTTCGCCTGGATAATAAAATTCAATCTCTTCGTTATAAAGCAAACGGAATAAAAGACGATAAGAGAGTTCAGACCCACGAGCACGATACATATCTTTAATATGCTTTGCAAGTTTCTTTCGGTCTGTAAGTGTAGCACGTGGTATTGAACCTAATACTTCACGATGAAAATACTCAAGATATTTGTCATACGTAGTATCAATGTCTTGATATTCTCGAAGATTCTTAGAAACCTCAATGACGTTGTTTGCTTGCTCGGTCCACTCGTAATAAGCCTTCACAAACGCAACGAAGTTAGGACCATCGTCACGAGCAAATTGAGGAAACTGTTGCTCAACAAGCGTTGATATTTTCTTATCTGTAGACATTTAGTATACCAATGCAGGTGGATTGGATCCTGGAATTTCTGTTGTAACACCGCTTGTCGTTGCTGTAACTGTTGTAGCAGCAACTAATGTAGTAGCATCATCAATCAGTGTTACATTCGCTCCAGCAATAAGAAGAATTTGATTTCGGATAGCATTGACATCATCATCAGCAGAGTCAGCAAAAATACTGAGAGATGATCCAACAAATGCGCTCGGTAAGAAAGAGTTGATGGTCACAAGACCAGTTCTATAGTTTACTACACCAGCAGTTTCATTTGTATACACTCTTGTATTTGAACCAGTAATATAGTAAATACGAAGATTACCACTACCATCATCATCAAAATATGATGTATTACCTCGATATGTAAAGGCACTTGAACTAATCGCATATCGATGACCCGCATGTGGGTTATGAAGAGCGTTGCTAAATGATACGTTATATGTTGTAGAGTTTGTAAGACTTGGCACAAATCTCTTTTCAATTTGAATTGTAGTTAGGTTACTTACAATTGAAGAATCAGCGGCATCGATTGCCTTTACAAACTGAGAATAACGGAATGTCTTATTATCAAACGTGCCAAGTTTTGTGCTCTCAAAGTTTGTAATAGCATTCAATACTTTTGTTTGAACCTGTGGTCCAGTCAATGTAGTTGTTTTTGAATCGTATCGAACTTCAACAGTTGGACGAATGTATAAGAATGTAGCATCAACAAACTCAGGGTCAATTGAAAGCACATTATATTTTTTGAGTTCAGTTGTGATTTCTGTTTTTCTCTGAGAAGAAATTGTATTACCAATCGTTGGTTTGATAGAAATGTATACCTTACCATAAATTGGAGGATTGTTTTCTTCACCACCCCAAACGCTGATTGATTGAACATCGCCGTTGTCACGAAGAATAAGACGTTTATAATCCTCGGCAAGAACAGCACGGTTCTGTGTTTCATAGTTCTTTGGTGCATTGAACTTAATCGATTCAATCGTTTCGTTATTTGCACCACCAGATGTAGCAGCATCGACTAAAGTTGTAAATGTAGAAGAACCACCAAGTGTTGATGGGCTTGTGAAAGAACTAATACCATTACCATCCGTACCATTACAGATTCGATAGTTTGCAATAACAATATTGCCATCGACAGGCGCTTGACCAATCACATCATCACCGAATGTGATTTCATATTGACTATCTTCAACTTCCTGTAAGAAGTACACTGCACTATTCGCTTGAACTTCAGTAATATCACTTGCAAGATTATATCGAACTGAACTTGCATCGGAAGATGAAGTCTGAACGTCAACAGTAATTGATGTTGTATCAACATTTTCGTTTGGAAGAATGTAACGAACAGGTGAGTTAGTATTTACTGTGAACCGATGAGTAACTGGACGACCTTCTGTGATTGTAATTGTACCAGAATAGTTATCAGTTGAAGAAAAAGAATATGCTTGTGGAGTAACAAACTTATACGCTTCACCATCAATTGTTGCAGAGAACTCAGAATCTTTTGCAACTGTGACTGAATCAGGAGCACCAGTTGGTGTGATTTCAACAGTAAGTGTTGTGCTTGCGCCACGAGCAGAGCGAGGAACGTAGTTTAACATTTTTGCTCGTGATACAACACTGTCTCTTAGTAAAGCAGAGTCAAGAAACATCTCGTTACCGACCATGCTTGTATAAAACGCATTTTGATATGTGTTGTATGCAAGAAGATCAAGCAACATACTGATTGTTGAGCCTTCAAAGTTATAGTCGGTAAACTCTGGCTTCGAAGCAATATAAGTCTTCATCGACTCCTTAATATTGTCGAAGTTGAGACTTGTTACATTGATTGCTGAATTAGCTGCCATCTATCGCACCCTGTCTAAAAGAACATTTACCGAGATTGGTTCAGAATTATTTCTCACACGGAATGTAATTGTTACGTTAATTGCATTTTGATCTTCAAAAAAATCTGTTACAATATCATCAATAATTGCTCTTGGTTCGTAGTTATCTAATGCCTGACGAATATTCGTTGAAATCTCATATTGTGTAATAGAATCCATATTTTCAAATAACTGAGAAAGAATATTACCACCAAGATTTGGACTATATGGTCGTTCATAAAAGTTAGTCAAAACAATATTCTTTACGCTCTGCTTTACTGCATCACGGTTTGTTAATGCTTTCACATTACCAGTGACTGGATGAGCAGTGAAACTCAGAGGAATATCTTTGAATACTGGTTCTTTAAGTTCAGGCATCTATCTTCTCTTTGTTTTTATTATTTATAATCAAAAACCAAGTAGTTTTGTAATACTACCACCAGAGGCTTCTCTTGATTTTTTAATATCTGCTTGCCATTCTTCATAAGAATTATACGAGTTGACATTAGGTTCTGACTCGACTACAACTTGTTCACCCGCAATAGTTACAGTTTCAATTGGTTTGTCTGCTGGAATAGATGGTTTTGGACAATCACTCTTTGAGATATCACTTTTAATAATAATTCTACCATCAGAATCTTCTTCAAACTCAACTGGTTCAAGTTTGTCAAGATTATCTAAATCAGTTTTCATTTCGGTAGCAGCAGCCGTCATGTCGATTTTAAGTCTTGAAATGATTCCCGGTAATGATTCTTTTGCTGCATTCGCTTCTTTACTTGCAGAACCAAAGATGCCAGCGATACCTTGTCTAAAGATTTCTGCATCTTTTTCAATATCCCCAGTACTTTCTGATGGTAACGCTGTAGTTGTAGTAGTTGTTCTTGAGAAAGATCCTGGTAAATCAGAAGCAGAACCACTAAATCCAGAAGGGACAACGTTTGCAAAATCACCACCCGTAACACCTGTGCCGCTACGAACAAAACCTTCGGGCAGCACAGTTGTACCACCAAGAGCAGTTTCTCTCCCATTAATTACCTGAGCTTGTTCTAGTGGTGTAAGTTTTTTGATTAATTCATCATACTGTCTCTGCTTTACCTTCTTTTTCTTGGCAACAGTTTTGGCATAACTAATTTCAAGTTCTTCTTGACTTCTATTGCCTTCTGGCGTAAACACTTTTTGTAACGCACCAAATGCACTTGACATGGTAGATTGAATAGAATATTCAATTGGAGTAACTTGAGTTGCTGCAACATTCTCATCATCAATACCGTCTGGTGCATCTTCCATCTCAAAATCATCTGCTTCGCCACCAGCGAGAGGAGTCGCATTACTTGGTACATTGAGACTAGCCGTGATATTAGTAACAGATTCAATTGTTTTGCCAGCGTTAATCGATGGGAACTTTGGTATATATGGTATGCCTAATGACTTTGCAACTTTTGTAGCGATATTGGGAGACAAATCATCAAGACCAATATTATTAATATTTGCTGCTGAGAAAGCAGCCTGAGCAGTTTGAGCAGCAGTTCCAGTAATTCCATCAAATGCGACTTTGCTAAACTTTTCGGTTACAACAGCTTTTACATTTGAGGCAATTCCAGCAGCTTCTCTTGCCTTTTCGACTTTATACTGTATAGGAAGTGTTGATTTCAATCCATCTATTTGTTGCAACTCTCCAAAATTTAATCCACCATTTCTTTCATCAGCGAGTGCATCTGAATATGCATTTGCAATGAGTTTTGATTTTGGAATCTCCAATTTATTTTTAAGTTCTTCTGGAGCAGGTGCAAGTTGTGAACCAACATCTCTAAACTTAATTTCACCTCCACCCATTACTTCTGGCAACGTCAATGATTCTATCTTTGCAGGAGTAGGGATTAAATCAACTACTGGTGTAGCTAAACCCGATAACACAGATGTCACGGTATCACTGAATGTTTTTACTGTTGGTTTTGCTTTTGAAACAACATCAACATCATCTAATATAACTTCATCATCACCAAATGCTTCTTCGTCAGGAAGAAGAGAAACAGCATCTGTTATTGGAGCGTCTGGAACATATGCTTTTGTTTTATATTCATAACCAATAACATCCCCAAACTCGTCATACTGTGGTTCTGCATCCATATTTGGAACTAACTTACATGGGTCAAAACTTGATAATGTACCTGCAAGATCGCCTAATGCTTTTGTGATGTCGCCAGTAAACTCAGATAATCCACCAGCAATATCACTCAAACCATTTGTAATATCAGATAGAATACCGTCTACATCAAAATCAGAGTCGCCAAACAATTCTCGAATCTTATCAATCTGCGCTTGTATTTCCAATGCTTTAAATGGGTCGGCAAGCAATTCGAGTAACTCATTAATCTCTTTCTGAAGATTAGGGAACTCTATTTTAATTTCTGGAATTAGATTTTCTAAGTCAGCAAGAGCATCATCAAGAGCATCTCCAAGTTCATTTTGAAGATTACCAATCGCATCAGCAATACCACCTGCTCCTGATGTGAGTTCTGCAAGAGCATCTTCAATTGCTTTTTGTGCATCGTCTAATGCTTGTAAATCTAAACTTACACCACAAAGTTCTAATTTAGCCATTATAGATCATCCACTGTTGAATCTGTAGTATCAACTACACCAGTTCTTGCTGGAGCAACTGTATTCGTGTGATCGACCTTACCACCAACAGTAAAGTTGTATGTGTCAGCGCCGATGTGTTCGTACTTGTCACCATCAAATCGAATATGAGCGTCACCATTATAATCAATAGAAGACTTCGCATTGTATTTTCTTGTAGCAGCACCAGTAAATGTCATCGATGATGTTGACT